GTAGAATATGCAAAAATGATTTGGCAAGAAGCCTTTAAATAGGTTATAAGAATGAATGCAGAAATTTGGAAAAATAATAAAACAAATAAATAGGAGAACGAACATGGAACACGAAACATTTGAATGCACTTTTAAAAAAGCATTCGAGAAAGATGATGGTCAAGTTACTGTCTACATTAATAAAGATGATGGATCAGATATGACTGTCTATGGAGAAGCATTAGGTTCACAAAGATGGCCTGCTGGAGCCAGATTAAAAATTGATGCTCAACCAGTTCGAACAAGTAAGACTGGCAAACAATATCAAACTGCTTCTAGAATAGAATGTTTAAGTGAGGTAGCAGATAATTCAGGATCAACTCCTGTTACTGCTACTTACTCTGCTAACACTAAGCAGACAGTTACAAAACCATTAGATCAATTTTCTGAAAAGTATAGATTGACTATGAGCAATCTTATAGCTTCTTATATGTCAGGTGGCAAAGTACCAACTGATTCAGAGTTTCAACAAATTGATAGCTTAGTCAGAAAAGTATTAGATGCAAAAGCTGAAAGCGTTGCTGAAATACTTAAAGACGATGTACCTTTTTAACAATTTCTTATCTCCCTCGAGTTAGAAAACTAGGCATTACTACATTTTTCAAATCAGTTGTTATTGTGGTAGTGCCTTTTTAAATTAAGGAATTTATGATTGAATTATTAATGTTATTAATTATTCCAACTGAAATAGATCCTGGAAAACTAGGAATTAAATATCTTCTTAAAGAAAAGTTTATAGATTATAAATCTTGTGAAGAATATCTTGTTGATAATTCTTATGAAAAAAAAGATGGAATTTATTATAAAATAGATGACAAAGAATACAAAATTATGTTAACATATTGTAAACCAGTAAAGGAGAAAAATGATAACTGAAAAACGATTAGAAGATGCCTTAACATTTCTTTCTGAAACAGATGAACAAAATGCTGAATCAAATGCTACTGTAAAATACTTAGATAGATTACTTAAACGTAAAAAAGCATTACATATAACAGCCAACACAGAAGATAAAAGTATATCTGCAAAGGAACAATCTTACTATGCTAGTACAATTTATAAAACTGCAGTAGATGAAATATTTACTGCTGAAGTAAAAGCAAGTACATTAGAAAACAAACGAGATAAAGAAGGTTTAATTATAGATCTCTTTAGAACATTGGAAGCTAGTAGACGTAAAAACAACATATGATTTTTAAATTTATATGTAGGTTTCATTATCCAGTTAAAGCAGAAATATATCTGAGTGCTGAAGATGAAACTACTGCAAGAGCAGAATTTAAAAAATTAAACCACCAAACTTTTGATTGGACTGAAGATCAAGTCCGACAAGAGTTTAGTACATTGGAAGTTGTTAATGCAAGACCACCGAATAAGGTTGTTTAGATCTATTATAAACCAAGCAATACATGACGCTATGTATGATGGTGTATATAAGTATCACATTATAGATAAACGAGAAGCTATAACTTGGCTTACTTCAGATTCTGTAGACTTTAGAACTATATGTTCTTATGCAGAAATAGATTCTGGTGTTGCTAATCGTAAATTTAATATAGCCATGAAAGAACCTGCTTATGCTATACGAAATGATCAAAAAGAAGTACTATATAAACCACGTAAACAATATCAAAAACATTCAGGAAAATTTAGGTTAACATTCAATGAGTAAAACTTACAATAAACAAATAGGTGGTAATCACTACCAAAAATATAAAATTCAACCAAGTAAATTTGTAGTAGAAAACAAACTATTATTTCCAGAAGGTTGTGCAATTAAATACATCATAAGGCACCAGGACAAAGGTGGTAAAGATGATTTACTTAAAGCAATACACTTTATAGAAATGATTATAGAAAGAGATTATTGAGATAATGGATTTGACGATGCTGTTTTTAGTTCTTGTAATTGTACTTTCAACAATTCTATTTCTTTTGCAATAATTTTAACACCTGTATTATCATGAGAATGACTTTGATTATTTTCTAATACTTTAATTTTTTCTTTAAGTACAGCTACTATAGATAAATCAACTGTTTTAGATGCGTTAGTTAATACATCTATTCTAGTCATAACCTCACCATATTTTATAAATCCTGCACCTATACTTCCTATAAGCCCAATTATAACTACAATGTTTGTTAGGTTATTCTTAATATTCTTAACCATTCTTTAACTCCTTAAGTTCTATTAATATTCTTTGTTTGTTTATGTTTAGTTCTTGTAATGTTCTTTGTTTAATTCCCATAGTATCATTATTGATGTAAGACACTAATTGTACACCATTGTATATTAATCTATTATCAGTCATATTAATTTGATCTAAATATATATCTTTTGGTGCATAAAAAACTATGTTGTAACTAGCTAAAGATCCTTGAGCTTCTGTCATAGCATCTATTTTAACTAAATTTTTAAGCTTTAAATTCTTTACAGGATTTTTAACTTTAGCATCTATTTTATCCATAACTAATGCTAGTTTAGATTTAACAAGCTTTTCTTTTACTTCTTCTTTAGAACTATTCTTAACTGTTTCTTGTTTAGAATTATTCTTAACTACTTCTGTTTTAGTAGGTGTTTGTTTAGATTCTTTAATTACTTCTGCAATAACTTCTTTCTTTAGTGTCTCAACAGTTTTAGTTTTATTCATTGTTTGCACAACTTCTTGAACTTTAGCTACTACTTCTGGAGATGCTTTTTTAGTTGTTGTAACTACAATTTCAAAATTTTCTGTAAGCTCTACACTTGTTACTGCACCACCTGTTTCTACGTTTAATTTTTCACTAATACTTTCTTCAAGTCCAGATATAACATTCCATATTTCAGATTCATTAAGGTTTGCTGTTCCTAAACCTTCGTTCATATCTTTAATTTCTTGTGCAGATAAAGGTTCGTAATCTTCTATAGGAAAGTCTAAAATCATTTCAGCTCCTAACAAATTCGGTCCACGTAAAGCTGATGTTGTACTTTGTGATCCATCAACTCCTGTCCAAGACCATTCGTATTTATTAGCATGAACTCCATTGTAATGTAAGCTATCATCAAATGATCCTGCATTAAGATTGTAACCAGAATCTGTTGTTCTTATTTGAGTAGATGAAGCTAATACATTTTCGTCTGCATCTAAAACTTTCATAATAACAGTATAAGAATCAACAACACCTGCAGAATTACCACATTGGTAAGCTGATCCACTCCATTCACAGTTTTGTACAGATATAGAGCTGCTTAAATTAATTCCACCATTAAGTTTTATTTGCGTAGAAGTATGAGTAACACCATCTGGTGTACTGTCGCCTTCTATTCCTACTAATGAACCAGTAGCTGTAACTGTCATATCGTGAGATGCTTCTAATTCATTACTAAAAGCTTGACCACAAGCATTGCTCACTTGCGTTTCACAAGTTATTGTAAATCCGTTATGTGTACTGCCATTAGTTAATGCACCAGTAGATCCAGATTGTACACCATCTAAAGTAGAATTACTTTTGTTTGATTTAGTTGTTCCAGCATTAGGTAATATGTTTGTAGTAAAAGCTGTGTCATTTTCATCTGCTAATCCTACTGAGTTACCAAACCAATTTAACATTAACCATAAAAGACTACCCCAAACTATCCAACACCACCATTTCATTTAATTTTATCCATGTGATAATAAATACGTCCTATAACTTTTTCAAACCCCATTAATTCTTGTTGAATCATATGGACTAAAACTTGAATTTCTACAAGTGTAATAACTACCCATGTGCTAAGTCCCATAAGTATAGTTCCTAAGAGTGCAATTAAAGCTGTATTAGTTTTTCGGTTCATTATTTTTATAACCAAGTCCAGTTTTTCTGTTACTGTATAATTTTTGCCATGACCATGAGCTTAACTTACTTGAGTAATGATATATAAATAATACTATTGTTTTCATTTGTCAGATTCTAATTCAATTATTTTAAGTTCTTCTATGTAAATTTTTTTATCTATAACTTCACGTTTCTTCATACGTTTAACATATGTTTTATAATCTGGTCTTTCATGATCATATTTAGACCACAACGACATAGCTTCACTACCAATTTTGCCATCTATTGGACAAGGAGTTCCAGCTTGTATCATAGATTCAAAGACTCTTTCGTCCTGGCAAAGTATAGCTACTGCTGCTACTTTCATTCCAAAGTCATTTAGTATTCTAGCTAACTTTAATCTTTCACAATTACTATCAATAAAATGTTTACCACCAGTAATACCAATACCAAATGTTTGAACACCCATTGATGCACCTGTACTACATACATCTTGTGTCATAGAATTGTATGAGGGTGCTGATGCTGTTGGGGGAGCTGACTTTATATTAGATGTAGAACTGTTTGTACTTGTTGTTGAAGATGTACTTCCTGATTCATATGTAGTTGCACCACCTGTGTACCCACCTTCTATAGCTGTGTTTGAACCAGACGTGTTACTTTGTGTACTACCTGCAAAAGCATTAGTATAAAATAAACATAATATAATTATTAATAACTTTCTCATTTATTAAAAGTTGGTTTGTTATATTTATCCCAAAAAGGTAACTGAGCTCCTGAGCTCTTGTAACATTTAGGGCATAATATTTGTTTGTTTGGTAAAGTTATAAAAGACTGCGTGTGTACAATTTCTTTTTTACACTCTTTGCAATAGCCTTTAACTATGTTCACTTTGGCTTACGCATAATATCAGCACCTTTTAAACCATAGATAGCACTTACGACTCCTATGAAGATAGCTTGATACCAGTATGGTAGCTGATTAAAATAATCAAAAAATAATGTTAATTTAGTATGAATTTCTGGATCGTCAGAAAAGATAGACCAAGCCAGTATACAGATAGGCATAGATATAAGCACAAGGACAAACTCATCCTTGTAACCTTGATCATTGCTCTCAATAACTTTCGCTTTATATTCAATCTCACCTGTACTCATTTTCTCAGCGTGTCTCATTCGAGCATCTGACATTAGTTGTTTAGTCGTTTGTTTGTTTTTGTATAAATGACTAGCTGTCTTTACACCCATGGATAATAAATTTAACCACATATATATCTCCCCTTTTTTAATTTAAACTAGGCCCACCTAATAGGGCTAGAGCTGTAAAAGCTAAGACCAACCAAAAAGTAAACCAGTAATTCATTGAGGTTACCTTCCATATTAATATACTTTGTTGGTGTTTGTTGGAAAACCATCCCAAGCTTTATACATTCCTTCTACTATTAACTCATCATCATATGGTTGAGAACCATTTTCCATTTGTATTATTGCTTTTACTAATGGTAGATAATGTTCAATACTATTATGTAATTCTTTTTTAGGTTCAAAATCCATTTTCTTACAAACAAATACTATGTAAGCATCTGTATCGTTTTCAATAGGAGGAGCCCATCTAGAGATGATACTTTCTATTGTATATTTTTTATGTTGAAATCTGTAAACTAAAAGTATTCTAGTTAGAGCTCTAATGCCCCATACTGCTTCTTTAAATACACAAAAAACTGGATCAGATTGTTCATCTGCCAGTCCATCCCAATTAGTTCCTAGCTTTATATTGCCAGGATTTTTGTTTCTTATTCCTCTAGGTAATTTTTCTATTCCATCTGCCATTATTATTTAAAACCATTGGGATTAATATTGGTAATCCATCAATGATAACTCCTGTTCCTATTACTGGTCTAGATTTTTGAAGTTTATTATATTCAAAAGCTAAACTTTTCATGTTAATTAAACACCCAACTTGCATACCCCAAAGTAGTTGATTTGGATTGCTCCAATAATCTATTTTGAATGAAGTGTGATAATGTCCTTGGACAGTACACATTCCGTATTGTTGTGCTACTTTAAGCACGTCTTTAAACTTACCATGACAAAAGTAAATGTCTTGACCATTGGATGCTTTAATAATCAAATCATCGTGCCATGTCCAACCTTTACCAACTCCAAGCATATCATTGTATGACTTAAAGATTTCATGAGGTAACCCATACTTAGTAGCTTTTCTAAAAACTAAACTACCATGATTAGAGTCCATGATATGTTGCTTAGGAAATAACTTCTCTAAATCTTGAAGAAATTTTCTAGCAACTACAAGCTCATGACTTGGGGAATATAAACCAGGGTGAGAATCGTGGAATGAAATTGAATGCCAATCCATTTCGTCACCTATGTTTACAACACAGTCAGGCTTATACTTTTGCTTGATAGCTCTAAGAAAGTCAAGAGTATCAATATGATGGTATGGAGCGTGTTGATCACTTATAACAAGTATTGATTTGCGAAGCATAGTATAGGTTTTATAGTTATTGAACTAATAAATCAACTAACAAAGGTACAACTTTATGTAGCTGTTCTTGTATCTTCTTGGCATACAAACTTAATATAAATCATGTATTGATTAACTTCTTCTTTATCAATTTCTTTCATTTTATTTAATGATTCTGAATAACCTGAAACCATACAAGTGTTATAATCTTTATAAGACTCTGGCATCATATATGGCCCTTGACAATCATTAACTAATGCTGAACAAAAATACATTATCAGCATTAATTCCATTAAATATTTCTTGTAAGTAAGTATAAAAATTGACCTAATAAACCTAATCCAATTGCTGATATAACATACATAATTCTATCAACGTCTTTTTGAATATGTGCTAAATGATTATTTTCTATTGTATCTAATCTTTGATTAATAAGATCAATTGCACCATTTACTTTAAGTATTTCTTCTTTGTTTTCTGTATTTCTACTCATTAGAATAATGTTTCGTAAGGAGACCTTACTAACCCTTTCGTTTTGTATTGTGTGTATCTAGGCCCATGATATCTTGGGTGACCTAGTTGACCCAGAACAAAATCTACTGAAGTGTCTGATGCTAAATCCAATGATAAACCTTGCTTTAACAATCCTTCTTTAGTTGAGTTTGCTGCTTGTTGTAACCAGATTGGTAAAAATCTCATACCAACATGACCACCTATTTTAAGACCTTTCTCAATAGCACTATCATCTTTAGTAGTCATATTAGGACTCCACTTAGTAGTTAAGTAATCTTTATTTGTTAAGACTTCTATAACTGTTCTAGGTAGTGAACCAATCTTTTTAAGACCAGTAGATTGTGGTGCTGTTATCCAATGGAAAGGTTCCATTAATTGTTTTGAGAACGTCAATACTTCACCATTCCCTAAATCAATTCTTGTTGGATCTGTATTCTCTAATATACCATGTCCTGAAAAAATATGGTTTAGAGTAGATCCTGCTATTGCATATGTAAGTGCTGCTCTAGCAAAATAGTATTGATACAATCTTCTTGATGTTGCATCACTTTCAAAGCCAGGTAATGACTTAGCTATAATTCTAACATTTGATATTGTCCAGTCAGGTGCAAACATTAGTAGTTGCATATACCCTCTAGATCCTGGAGTTAGTGTAGTCTGTGCTAACTTTTTAATAAAATTGTTTTCTATTCTTTGAGTTAGTTGAGCCCAGTTTTGTCCACCATAAGCATCATTAGTAAACTGTGCAGCTCTACGACCTTTCTCATAGACTTGTCTTTGAGTATCACCAGACTTAATAGCATTTGGCCCTTTATTTAATGTAGTAAGAAATGTGTGTAGCTTTGCAGAAGTAAATATTCTATCCCAAGTAATTCTATCAAAAAACTTAAATGTTCTCTCTACGTTCTTATTACCACTTACACCTAAATGTCTTTTAAGAAAATTATCTACACCTCTAATATTGTTATAAAATCTATCATACCCTGTATCTTCAGGCATTGATATTTCTAATCCATTACCTTTAGCAAATCTAACTACATCACTAAATCCTTGAGATCTTAATTGTTTAATAGCATGAGGGTATTCTGTTAGATAATATCCTGGATCATCTAATTGTCTTAACACTTCTGGTTTAGTTTTAGGACTTAAAAACTTACCTATAGTTTTAATTTTAGCTCCAGCAAACCATAAACTTTCTACTAATGCACCAGCATGAAAGAACGAGAATCCCACTGCTAATCTTTTCATCATAAGGTTAGTAGTAAAGATTGCAGATATTAACTGTTGTTCAGTTGTTGCATCAAATACCATACGTAGTGATGGTTCTATACCTTTGTGTATTAAAGGAATCATTCCTTTTTCAGATGCAAAGTAAGGGTGATTAAACTCTTTATAGTTCATTCTTTCTTGAGGATCTATAAAAGCTATTTGCTTTCTAGTTCTTGCAAGAAAAGGTTTAGTAAGTATATCAGTACTTCTACCAATATAATTAGTTTCCATAAACCCTATTATTTGTTGAGTAGTTAATGCTTTACCAGCTGACTGCAAATACAGTCTCATTAATTCTGCAGGATCATCCATGCCTGGTCTGATCTTATAGCCCATTCTTAGACCTTGGTTAATATCCTCAAAGACTCTTGATCTACTAAATCTAAATGATGGATTATTACCAGTAATATTTTGTTCAAACTTGCTAGTAAAACTAAACAGTTCTCCAGTTTTGCTTTGGTAACCATCCCAAAGTAAAGGTAAATAGTTTGCTTTTTTATACTTAACTATACCAGCACCTTGTACGCTAAACATCTCATAAAATTCATTAAAGATTTTAGATATATCGTTAGCTGCTTTTAATTCTGCGTCTGTTAATAGACCTTTATTAAATGGTTTAACATTAGAATTAAATCTAAAGTTTTCATCTACTTGAGCTCCACTTAGATAATAAAATACTTTACGTCTTGAATCTAATTGATCTGGTAAGCTGTCTTTAATTTTGTTAGATAACTCTTGTGCATATGAGTTATATTTAATTGTACTATAGTTAGCTGCATCTAATGCACTTTCTACTTTAGTTTCTGCACTTTGATATGGAACTTTGTTTCTTCCAAAGTAAGCTGTTGCTGCTTTAGCTGCTGCATATATACCAACACCAGTTGCAAAACCTTTAGCTGTTGCTACAAGTTTATCATCATCTGCTGTTAAAAATTGTGCAGTACCTACAACACCACCTATTGATGCTGCTTTAAATAAAGTATTCTTAGCTATATCTTTACCACTTTCTATTGTTGGTCTAGCGAATGATGTTACTTCATTTGCAATTCTAGCAAACTCTACATCATCTGATATAGTACCTACTTCTTTTTTAATATCATTTAAGATATCATCTACAATTCTAAATGTACCTTTCTCATTATACTCAATACTTTCAGCTAAGTTTCTATTTTTTTTAAGAGTATTGATCATAGATCTATTTACTCTTTCAGGAGATAGCCCAGTATTTTTACTGATCATAGCTCCCATTCCTGCAAAACCTACTGAGAATATAGCTCCTGCTGTAGCTCCAATGGTAGTTTCTGCTGCTGTTCTTTTACCTGAGAACTCACCTTTTTCTCCTAACTGGTATGATGTAGAGAACACAAAGGGAACACCCAATGTAGCAATACTTCCTATTGCCATATCCATTTTAGCTGCTTCTCTTAATCTTCCTAATTCTTTTAATTGTGCACCAGCTTTAATTTTACCAAGCTGTGTTGTAGACTTAGTTAATTTAAAACTTTTAGAGTATTTCATTCTAAGAGAGTTAACTACACCTCTACCTAATCTACCCCATCCTAAAGGCATAAACAATAAGTAGGGATCTGCAACAACCATGTTAACCATCTCAGCACCAAATAGTCCTGGAGACTTTTTAATAAGGTTACCTATCTCCTTAATGTCTATATTCATTGGCCCTTCTTCTAACAAGTAACCAAAACGATTTAACTTACGTTCTGCTTCTTTAAAGATTTTAGAACCTTCTTCTTGTGGATTATTACGAATGTAATTTAATGCTTCTTGAGCTTGTTTCTTTTTAGTATTACCTGTAGCCCATTGGTATAAAGATGCAGGTAAAGATTCTTCCAACATTAAATCCATTGGATTCCTTAAAGACTGAAAAAACCCTGGAGTACCATCTTTGACAGGCTCTTTGAGTCCATCTCCAATAGTATTCACAGGGTCTTTTAATTTAAATTCCTCAAGATTAAAATCATTAGCCACACTTAAAATCCCATATCTTTCATTGCTTTTTTCTTGTAGTCAATTATTCTGTTACCTTCACGTCTTAGTTTAGTTCCATCTCTTAGACCTTTTTTTGCTGGGGCTGTTTTCATTACAAATGGACTTAATTTACTTCTACCTGTAAATTTATCCATAGTGCTAGTAAATACTTTTTCTGATTTTATATTAGCTGCTTTATATGCTTTCATAGCACCTTTGTTTTTAGCTTTAAATACTGCAGGTTTAGATACTGTTTTAGTTTTTCTAATATTTTTAATACCTAAAGCTGTTTTAGCTCTAGATTGTTTAATGCCTTTACCTAAAGATTTAAAAAATGTTTTATTAGCTGTTCTAAGTGCAAGACTTTCTGCAGCTAAAGTACCAGTAGCTCTTGAAGATAAGCCCATAAATTCTGGGACATCACCTAAAACCTTTCTTTGGTTAGCTTTTACTGTTGCTTCACTCATTACAGATGTAAATCTACTAGGAGCTTTTTGTGCAGGAATCTTTTGAACTCCTTTAAACTTCTTGCTTACACCAGTTATAAGTTTTTTAAATATAAATTTTTTCATAGTTATCCTTCAAAGTATTCAGGGAATCTATTTCTAAGAATCTTTTCAGCTCTTTGTTTAGATACCTTTTGTAATTGTGGGTTAGATGCTAATAGCATTGAGTAAATTTGTGAGTCATCATTAGATAAAACATTACCACTTGAATGAGGTATAATAATTTCAGGCCCTTTTTCTCCAACAAGATAAGGTTGTCCTTGTGATACTGGGCCACCTTTAGCTTTTGGTAAAGGTTTACTAAGTGTACCAGAAGTAATACCTAATCTATTTAACCAATTTTTAGATTCTTTAATTTTACCTGATTTAACTAGATCATTCATAATTTTAATTTTATCTGTTTTTCTAATTATCTTAGGTTTACCACTAGCGTCTTTATTATTAGCTTGCCATTCTTGAATACCTTTTTGGTATTGTAAGGATATTTCTTCTACTGCTGTGTCCCATTCAAGTCCTGGTTTTCCACCTTTAACTTTACTTAATGCATTTTCAAACCAGTTACCTTCTTCAATATTCATTTGTTTTAATAAATCTTTAGTTTCTGCCATATCAGCAGCAGTAGCTTGTATAGGTTCTTGTTTTCTTGCTTCAATTCTGTCTTTAAATTCTGATGATATTTTAGCAGACTTAACAAAGTTATCTAAGATACCTTGATTAATAGTTTTACCATTAGCTGATGATTGCATTAATGCTAGTCCTAAAGAGAACGCTGGGTTAGACATAAGTCCTTCAAAGCCACCTTTGTCTTTCCAATTAGCTGCTGCTTTATCCATATCTACACCTGCCATACCAGATAACTTAGATAAGAATCCTTGATCTTCAGCAAGTTTAACACCTGTTCCACCTGTAGTAATAGGATCTGTAGCTTCACCTTTAGGAGTACCTTGTGTTTGATTTTCAGGTTTAAACATTTGAATTTCATTAGGCATAACTTTATTAGTTCCGTCTGGATTTAATACAATTTTACCTTGTCCTGGTGGTACATATTTTTCTGGAAATATAGGGTTTTTAATTAATGGAGATTCTTTTCTTCTGTAAGAAGGATTATCTATTCCACCTGCTGTATTTAAACTTGGTGACATTGCATCACTATTCATTCCTGAAAAATCATCTTGGACTGTGCCTTGGTTATCTCTTTTCCAATCACTCCATATATCTAATAAACCCATTATAGTATTCCTTTATCTAATTTATTTGTTTTTAACCAATCGTAATATGGACTGTCACTTACAGCTAACATTCCTACTGGCCCTTTATTGTTTAATGTTTGTGAAACTTTTAATTTAGCAGTTGCATAAGCAGTAGCAAAGTTAAATTGTTTATTGTTATTTCCTATGCTGTTATACCACTTAGATGCTTCTGATTCAACTTGTGTAGTTCTACTTACTAAATAAGGTGATGCAGCAAGTAAAGCAGTTGTATTTTCATTATCTCCACCTCCAGCAATTGGTTGAACTTTTGGAGTATTTCCATCACTATAATCTAAAAATTCATAACCTGGTACACCTGAAAGCATACTTTTAGCTTTACCAGTTTGATAAGCTGTATGTAATAAACCACCTATACCAAGATACATTGGATTTGATTTTACATTGGCTACGTAGTTATCTTTAAAACTTGTAATACTATCTCTGTCTCTTGGATCAACATCTACTTCTGGATCAGGATCTCCATATACAGGATCAGATTGTCTTATTGCTTGTTTTCTTAACGCTTCTTGTAAACCATGATCTACTGTATTATTATTGTTGTTACCATGATTTCCACTTGGATCTCCATTGTTTGAAGTACTTCCACTACCACTATAATTTCCCCCAGATGATTGTCCACCTGCTGGGCCTGCATTACTAGACGATGAATGTCCTCCGTGATGTC